GCTGGCAAACCAAAGCTTTCAGAAGTATCTTCCAAACCAACATCTGAATTTGAAAATCCACTACGAGTAGTTTGAGTTGCAGAAAATACAGGTACATCAAATTCAACGGCAAGACCACGTAGCTCCTCAGCGATTGCTTTAATATAAGTATAAGAATTAATTGATCCACCCATAGTTTTCATTCTTGATGAAGCACAGATGTTAAGATAATCAATAAAGATGATATCTGGTTTAAATTGCTTTTTAAGTTTTAACTCATTCAATAAAGCTCGGAAGTGTCCAGAATGAGCAGAACCAGTAGGATACTCTTTTACAATTAAACGACCCGTAGTCTTACGAGCAAGATTGGCAATTTTTGTAGTAAACATGTCTTTCGACATTTTATCGAGTTGATCAATTGGAACATTGAGAAGATTCGCATCGATACGTTCAGCAATTCTTTCTTCAGCCATTTCCATTGTAATATAGAGAACATTAGCTCCGTCTACCAAAGCACTAGCAGCAACATGACACATGAATAGAGACTTGCCAACGCCAGTACCTGCAAGGGCAATGTTAAGTGTCTTACGAGGTACACCACCCTTTGTGATCTTGTTAAAATATTCAAGGTCAAACGGGATACGATCTTCTTCAGTATGGTAAAACTCATAACGTTCCTCTACATTTTCGATATAATCATGACCGACATTCGTATCAAACGCAACTCCCAAAGCTTTTGTAAGAAGCTCTGGAAGTGCGTTCTTTGTCAACGTGTCATGTTTGCCGTCAATAATGGTAATTGATTCCATGACAGCGTTGTAGATGGCACGATCTTGGCACCACTTTTCAGTGTTCTCAAGAAGCCAAGTATCGTCAACATCATCACCTTCAAACAATGTCTGTGCAATATCGACTGCAGCAGTAAATTGTTCATTACTCAGACTCGAATGTTCGTTTAACTCTACAAGAAAAGCTTCTTTTGCTGGAAGCTTATTGTATTTTGCAACGTATTTACCAGCTTCTTTAAAAAGCGTTCGATATGGACCTTCAAAATATTCTGGTCTAATAAACGGAAGGACTTTCCGCATGTACTTCTCTTCGGTGAGAAGATTTCTTAATATAGTCTGTTCAATTCTTAGGTTCATAATTTATCTTTACTGTAATGTTGATGTCTCTGATCTTTCTTCTAGTTTAACATAACCTTCACTTATACCAGTTTCAATCACGGCTTCAATGATTTGAGAAACATGGTTTTGAAGTTTTTCATTATCTTTATGCACAATATCTGGATCTGGCGTTTCGATAATTTCAAAATTAAAAGAAAGATGTCCTTTCACCTCGTTGATTGCAACAGCGGCAATTATAATTACCGACTCAACAAATTCACCCTTTAAAATGCGAATAGCCCATGCATCTGGTAATTCATCGTGAGTAATGAGCTCGTAGTCTTCATTTTCTTTTAGCATATTAAAGCTCTACATCTTCGATATCAACAATAGCAGCATTTCCACCGATTTGATATGCTTGCTTGAGATACTCTTTGAAATCTGTTTCTTCAAAGATTGGTTTCCAGAAGTCTTCTTCTAGTGTTGCTGCTTCTCGTACTTTCGATTCAAATAATTCGCCAGTTTCTCGGTTAACTCTCGAATACCAACCATTCGACGGCTTAGCCACATATTGACCTTGCATAGCAATATCAAGAAGACCAGACCACTTTTGTACTCCACCTTCCCAAGACACAGAGATAGGAATTTTAGACTTTTCTTTAACATAACGTGATTTCTCCACGTTGATTACAAAATCATAGCCCGTTACTTCTGTGCCTTTCTTGTTCTGCCGGCGACCAAGAATCCAAATATTGTCGGCAGAATAATAGATACCAGTACCACCCGATACAATTGCTTTAGGGAACAGACCAATTTCTTGATAAGTGTGATTAACAGCAATCAACGGAATGTTCTTCATGTTTAAGTATGGTGTACACATACGGAACAAACCTTTGAGAGCTTTAGCTCGTGACATGTCGGCAACAGATTTCTCGTTAATAGCATCTTCTAATTCTTTCTTTGATGCTAAGTTACCAACAGAATCAATTACAATAACAACCTTATCATCACGATCCAAACCTTCCATCTGGCCAATGATGTCAAACTTTAATTCTTCTACGTTTGTAATCGGAGTATGAAGTACACGTGAAGTATCGATATCAAACTGCTTGAAATACGACTGCGGTGAACCAAACTCTGAATCATAGAAGAGAAGGACAGCATCAGAATATTGTTTTAAATAAGCTGATGCCATAATAAGACCGAATGAAGTCTTAAAGTGTTTTGATGGACCAGCTAGCACAGTGAGACCCGGCGCTAATCCTCCATCAACAGAACCAGATAGTGCTACGTTAATCATAGGCACATCGGTTTGAATCATATCTTTATCTGTAAAAAATTTAGACTCAGAAAGAATAGAAGTTTCTTTAACTTTACTGTTCTTTTTGAGTTTGTCCATTATTGACGGCATGTATTACTCCTTTGCAAATATAAGTATATTATACCATAAATGCATCCAATTGTACACCTTCTTTTTTATAATCAAGTGTTTGTGTTTTATTATCTTGCACAAGAAAATCAGTATCAATCATCGAATTGTCAAGTCGGCCGTCGACGAACTTGAGAACATTCTCGGCCATGTCCTGTGCTGTTGTAACAGGAACATTTTGACAAATATGATTAATGTTACGAATACCACCTTGCAAGATAAAATCATTCGGTAGTTTCATGATTGAAAGGCATTCACGAATTGTGAGGAATCGATCTTCGTCTGGATGAGTAAGTGTGAGTGGATATGCGCCAACAAATGCTCCAATATAATTCTTTGGAATATTGACACCTCTTCTCATGATATTACCACCACTCTTCAATTTACGATTCATCTCCAAACATCGTGTAGCTTGTTTATCAAATCCATTCTTTGACATCCATTTCGATACACGATCATATGTAACGCCACTATCTTCGATGTAGTGTTTTACATCATAGCTTTTTCCAATCTTATCTTGAAACTCGCTATGTGTAATTCCGCCCTCAATTTCTTCGAGAACGTATCGATAGTATGGATCTTTTGATGGAACACTTGAGCTCGTAAGGATTGACATTGGATCACTTGGATCTCGTTTCACAGAACGAATCGTATCCTCGATCTTTTCGTGTTCCCTTTTTATATATTCAAAAATCGGTACTCTTTTACCTTTCCAGAAAAAATAAAACGTCCGATCTCTTACCTGTGAAAGTCCATGAAGGATACTTTTTGTTTTATAGATTGTAAAGCTGTATCCGAACTCTTCAGCAATTTCTCGAAGATCTTTAACAACTGGTTCTCCCATTTTTGAAGCGAGGCGCGGTGCGTTTTCTCCCCAGAATACTTGAGGTTTGAGTGTACCCAAGACATGACGAGCAGAGGTACGCATCCAATCATTAGCAGCAGCATCACTACTACTTGTGACACTAAGACTAGACAACCCAGCACAAGGGCAAACGGTGTTGATAACATCAACAGAAGGTACATCAGGTATCCTATCATCTCGAATAACATGATAAGGAACTTCGTTTTTATAGTATTCAACAATGTGCTGATCATTATTTTGAAATCCTTCATACGATAAAATATACTCGGGCCTTGACCCGAATACATTCTGCATCGCGATAGTTTCACCACCAATCAGTGGTACTATACTTGCATAATTAGCCATAATTTACTTTCTGTTCTTTTTCACGATCATTAAGTTTATATTCTTTCCTGTATATATTATTATGCTTAATGACTTCATCAAGAACACCGAATTCACCAGCAGCGAATGTAGAAAAAGCGTTAGTATCTTTCGGGAAACAAGCTCCACCAAAACCCTTCTTTCCATCCGGCCCAGGAACTTGAGTATGTGAATGACCAATTCGTGGATCTGATCCGATTGCGTTGACAATTACATTGTATTTTGAATCAGACTTATCAATTAAATCTTTGAATTGGTTAAACCATAGAACCTTCGTGGCAAGGAAACAATTAATTCCATACTTGACGAATGAAGCTTCCATTGCTGACATATGCATGACCGGTGCAGGTTTACACTGGCTATACTTTTCATAAAGTTCTTGTACACGCTTTGTAATTAATAGATGACCACCCAGAATATGCATAGGAGGATTGATAAAATCTTCGAGATGATTTGCTTCAGTCAGAAATTCTGGATTGTAAATTACATTCGAATCTGCTTTACTCAGTTCATCAACAACATCTGGTGTTACTGTTGATTTAATAATGATAGGACAGGAAAAAGCGGCAAGTTGTTTTACTACATCTTTCACGATCGATGCATCAATCTCACCGTCTTTACCAAATGGAGTAGGTACACAAACAAAAGCTGCATCTAATCTCTGTTTGCCTTTAATATCATCGAGTGATGTATTATAGAGTGGATCGGCAATAAACTTTTCTACATGCGAAGTGGAAAAGCCATGATCTACGGCTTTCCCTACATATCCATGTCCTACGATTGCGATATTAATTGACATTATAGTACTCCTTGTACCATGCTACAAAATGTTTAACACCTTCATTGATTGCTGTTGTTGGCTTATAACCAAGCTTTTGTAATTTGCTCGTATCTGACCATGTTTCTGGTGTATCAGCAGGATGCGCCGGAACTTTATCATAAGTGCCTTTACGTCCAAACTCATTTTCAATTGCTTCGACAAAATCCATTAGCTGAACTTGTTCGCCATAACCAATGTTATAGATCTCATGCATTCCACCTTCATACTCATTGTCATTTGACGTGATTTGGTCTACAACCAAAGTAATACCTTGTACAATATCATCTACATAAGTAAAGTCGCGCTTCATGTCACCATAATTATAAAGCGTCAATGGAGTATTATTTACGAGAGCATCACTGAACTTGAATAGTGCCATGTCTGGCCGGCCATAAGGACCATAGACAGTAAAGAAGCGAAGACCGATTGTGCGATCAAGTTTTGAATGCATAAATTGACATTCATTTGCACGCTTTGACCAGCCATAAGCATTATTCTGATGACCGGGCCGATCATGCTCATTCCACGGTAATGGCTGACCATGCATTACGCATGAGCTCGAAGCATACACTACAGGCGTGTTGAACTCTTCTGCAGTTTCAATGAGTCGCTGACTCCCAGTAATGTTCGTATCAATATAATGTTGTGGCTCTTCCATCGAATGTCGTGGATTTGCATATGCTGCAAGATGAAGAATAACATCTGCATTTTTGATAGCAGCATGATATGAATCTGGATTTTGAATATCATCATTGATAATATCGATACCAATCTGATTCAGCATTGCTTCACGAGCATGTTTTAGTTTAGGATCATAATAGTCGTTGAAGTTGTCAATTCCTGTTACATTCCATCCATTTTCTTTAAATTTGCGGGCTGAATGAAACCCAATCATGCCGGCGATGCCGGTGATAAAAATAGTTTTCATTTATTTACTTCTCCTTCCTAAAAAATAGGACATTTGAGTGAAAAATACCTCAGAACAGGTATATATAGTAGTGTAGATCGCGGAATGGGGATTCCCATCTACTCTAAATCTGTCAAGGAGATTCAGCAATGACACAATATCTATATGTAAAAATCCATAATGACACTGGTATGTGTTATCTTGGTAAAACACAACAAAATCCTTTTAAATATCGAGGCTCTGGAATCAAGTGGCGTGACCATTTGAAAAAGCACGGATATAACATATCTACTATTATACTATATGAGACAGAAAATGTAAACCATTTAAAGCGCGCTGGCATCTTTTTTTCTCATGTATTTAACGTAGTTGAATCCGATCAATGGGCTAACCTGATGCTTGAAGAAGGACAAGGTGGTACTACAACTAAAGGCATGATTCATTCTAAAGAATCTAGAAAGAAAATGTCTAAGCGCATGGCCGGTCATAAAAATCCTCGATATGGTATACCAGTCTCAGCTGAGACTAGAGCTAAAATTGGTGCTACAAAACGTACAGCATGCGTTTATAAAGGTAAAGAATACGAATCAATAAAGGCTGCTTGTGAAGCTAGTAATCTTACTCGTTCTTTGATTGAGAAAGAACCGACTTTTCATCGACTTTAGTCCTCTTATTATATATGATTTTTGCTAACTCAAAAGCATCTAAATCAGGATAATTGCCTAGATCTTTTAGAGCATAGGCCTTATCTAAATCTTGATCTTCATACATTATCCAAAAAACTCTTCCAAACCCTGCGGTTGGTGTTCGTCAGTAGTAGCAAGTTGAATGATTTCATTCACAACGGTGTTACCGTCTGAATGTTGTTTCCAAAACTCAAATGCCATTTCCCTCCAATCATCTCTCATCGTAGGATCATTTTTTAGTTGAGTCATGATATTCTTGCATTCTTCGAAGTTAGAATAATCTAGACCAATTGTACCAGTATTTGTGCACTGGGATACTGGTTTACCCTGTACTTTATGTATGACATTATCACAGAAGTGTTTATGAAAGATTGGAACTGAGCCGGACGCAATGATCTCGGCATGACAATTCTCAATATTATTTCCATAGGTTTCTGCTTTTAAGTGATACAGATCTGAACCAAATGCTGATAACGATAAGCGTTCCATACATTCTGAATTCATATATTGCGGATAAAGATAAGCACCTTCACCGATCTTTTCTTGTCCGTAGAACTCTGGCAAAAACTTTTGTGTCTCACCATGTTGTTTTTCTGGCCGAAAGTAATTTACAACTTTACGGCGATCAATGGGTGTTTCATTTTTATTGTCTCGATATAACACAAGTGGATACTGAATACTTGCTTCGAGTCCTTCTAGAATAGTAATAAACTCATTATCCATCAAAGCATCTTGATGGAAATCAATCATTAATGCTGGACCTTTCCACATTGCTGTACGGCCAATCCATCGAACACAATGATCGTTTTGTTCTTCGATAGGACGCCAATACTTTGCGCGATGGCCATCGTAATCAAAGCCAAGTCCCATCTTTTTAATCGGTGTATACACTTTATTTTTCTTAGCGAATCGACAGAAATCATTCTCAAGTGAATGAGTCATAATAACATCAACTTTACCACAGATTTCAGCAAGATTCGCGTTACGAGCAATTGATGCAGACTTGTGGTCTACATTGATGAATGCTTTTCGAATATTAATTTCATCAAGAAGTTTTAGAAAATTATCTTGACAATCTTGTGGATGGGATTTTGATGGAATAGAATACACAATACAGAGATCGTGTAAATTAATCAATCGAGCCATTTGCTCCCATTCTTTACCGACAGACATTTCAGCCTGTTCGATTTGTAGGCCTTTAGCTCTACCCCATTTCTTATCGTTTGCAGAAAGGATTGTGGCTCCTGTTACTTTTTGCATTTGAATAGCACATTGAGTAACTCCGCAGCCCTCGGTCCCACGACCGAGTAGAATGATAGTCTTCATATTTCTCTCCTTACTCGATTATTATACCATAGTCGAGTCTATTTGTAAATATAGTTTATTTATGAATTTTAATTATTGAACGTTGCTCGTTATAACGTCAATAGCTTCTTTCGCAGCATCTGCTTCTTGTTTCTTTTGAGCTTCTACTGCATTGTCGAGTTCTTTAAATGCAATTGTTGCTCTCAGTTTTGAATACAACCCTTCATTAGACATGAGACGAGTTTTGATAACTCTATTTGCTACAGCATCTTTATATTCCAAAAGAACATAAGCACGATATTGAGTGCCGTTTGGAACGATCTTAGATTCTTTAATCGTATAACCAGCAACATCGGCATCGGCAATAATATTACGAGTCACCTGTTCAAACTCATTTTGAACTGTACTATCAAAATCGGTACTGCCTAGTTTTGCTTTAAAGATTTTCATTTGTGAACGCAGCCGGCTATTTACTCGATCTGCTAATGTAGTCTTTGCAGAAAGTACTGCAATATCCACAGCTAGTTGTAGATCTGGTGTTTGAGATGTTCCGACAGCATATACTGCATCATCTTCCTTAGGAATAGCGGTATACCATTCAGGCATTTCATCGATTTGCTTTTCGACTTGATCAGCTTGGTATTTAAACATGTGCTGCGACATTGCGATGTCCGGTGGGGTTTTATCACATGCTGCTATAAGACCAACAAGCGGGATTAAAGCTAGTTTTTTCATTCTATACTCCATTAAGTGCTGCGACAATATTATCGCGTATACCTGAACTAACAAACCATGTTAGAATTTGTGGTTGGTAAATGACGAGCGTAATACCACTTATTACGCCAAGTAAATATCTAATCATTTTATAAAAGCTCCTAAGATATTACTAATATTAGTTTGAAAACCAAGATTAATTCTTAAGCCCGTAGCTGGTGTTTCTTCTACAAAAACAGATGAGCTGCTTCTTGGCAGTGATTCTGCCGATCTTGATATAACTCTCTGTATAGCTTTCTTTTCTACGGGTCTATTCTGCACACAACTCATATTTGTTTGTGCTGTCAGAATCTCTGAAGAAACAATTCCGATTGCTTCCTTTTTTGCTTTAATTGTTGCTTGCTCGCATGCATAATTTTCGGACATATCTGGACCAAAAACATAGTCACCACTTGCGGGATATACTACTCCGTTAATAGTAAGATCCATAGTCATCATGCATTTGCGAGTATTTTCTACATACTGAAAAACATTCTTTTTAATGTTCGAAGTTTTTTCGATATGGTGTGTCCAGCTTGTTCGAACCTTCTTTGTGTAATCACAGGGAGATTCAGCTATAGCTGGAGTGGTTATCAAGATCAAAGCTGCTGTTAGTTTTTTCATAATATATCCGTCATTTCAATTTGATAATACTATTATAAACTATTTAAGTAAGAATGTAAACCATTAATTACACTAATTTCAAACTTTTTATCATTTAGTTTTCTATTAAGCGGTGATGGATGTGGGAGAGAGAAGTGCTCGATCTCCATTTTTGTGAATAATTGTTTCACTTCATTGCCTAAAGTTAGAATTTTATTATAATTTTTAGTTATATTTTGTATATATGTTTCATCAATATCAGCCTTTTTGAGAAAAGGGGCGTGGTGTGCACACGCATTACTGAAGCTGTATATCTCCACACCACATGCATCGAGCCAACGATTCAATCGATTGATAGAAGGGTTGCCCTTCCTCGGGCAATATTCTTTCGAGGAAGGGCTATGACCTATTACTAATATTTTCACAATTAATCTTTTTGTTTGAGATTATAGATTCGTTGCTCTTCGGGACTTTCCGCTACAAGTTTTAATTTGTGCTCGTATGCCATATCCATTTCAAGTTTTTTTATTCTATCTTGTAACTCTAGAATTTCAGTAGTTAATCGCCTATTGTTATATTCAACATAGCCCAATCCTTCTTCTTGAAATTTTTGCTTAATCCATTCCTGAGTTGCTGACATTGATAAACTCCCATTTTATGTTTGCTTCGTCAAACATTCCTGCAGTAGTCTTCCATGATTCAATCCATTTGAGTGGAGTTAATCTTTCATACATGACTACACGAGAAATGCCTACTTGAATTATACCCTTTGCACAATCTGAACAAACGGGCAAGCCTGTTACATATAATGTAGCACCATCAAGTGATACACCATTATATGTAGCATTATATATGACATTCATTTCTGCATGAACGACATACTTATATTTGGTTTCACGATCTAAATAATATGCTTCTTTATCGAGTATTCCTCGAGGAAAACCGTTATAGCCCTGAGATAAGACTTGTCCTTTATTACCGACAGCAATAGCTCCAATTTGTGTCGAAGGATCCTTTGACCAAGAAGCAACTTCTTCGGCTAACTTAAGATAACGAAGATCCCATTTATTTAACAAGATGAAAATGCCTTTCGTAAACATGCAAATTCTGAACTTGCCATATGATATTACCTACTTCCATTTCTTTACGATAATCGGCATCAGCCGCTTCACTGAGATAAAAATGATTGTAATCATCAACAAGCTTTTCTAAAACATAGCGCTGCCAAGCATAGTCATTCTTGTATCCGAACACGACGTCGTTTGAGCGCATTTGGACCACAGCGTGGATTGCGCCATCGCGTAAATAATAAGTAACAGAATTAGTACATATAAAATCGTTTTTACCGTTTTCATTGTACTCCATCCAGATTGAGGGGCGAGTGTACACCATCGATGCACGCCGTGAATCACTGTTATGAAGAAGTTCATCAAGAACTAATCCATATTGATTATGATATTTATCACCAAAAATCAAATGGCCATAGTTTGAGTTTATTTCGCCATGATCATTAGCTGCGTATTGCCATGCTGTTGGAGGATCTCGATTAACAACAGTTGTACTATCCTCGACCAATCCAAATGGATAGATGTCATTAATATTAGTACTCCCGCTAAGATACCAATTAAGTTCAGCATTGATATAATCAACACTAGGCTTACCAAAGATCGCCTTTTCATCGGCGAAGAAGCTCGCACCGATAAGCTCAATAGTCTTTTGTCCAGATCTGTCCACTGTGAAGTTTTCATTTTGTAATTCCTCGATAAAATATTTACGAATATCACTTACACTTAGTTGAAGCATTTTTCACTCTTTCTCTCAAATCACTTGACGAAAATCTATGATCGCGTTTATTAAAATAAAGTTGAATTCCGCGATTGCGGCATTCATCTTTTCCAGTAAAATCTTTTTGACGATATTCTTCGCCAAGAATTCTTACATCAATTGGATACATGTTTATTATATCAATTAAATCGGCTTCTGTACAATAAATAATGACTTCGTCTACATATTTTATTGCAGCCAATTGTGCTTGTCTTTCAACGATACTCTGCACCGGTGAATTTTTTGTTGCACGGTCGAATGTAGGATCTACTTGTAACGCGCAGATCAAATAGTCACATTGAGATTTTGCTTCTCTCAACATAGCTATATGTCCCGCGTGAAGGAGATCAAATGTTGATGCGGTGATACCTACTTTCATACTTTCCATTCCGTATTTTCTTCAATAGCATAACGACAACCGTGAATGTAGTCTTTATCTTCTTCAGACATAATAGACCAAAATTTAGTAATAGTTTGAATATGTTCTTCGACGACTTCGGGACGTTTGAGATGATAATTCTCTTCCATCCACCCCTGAAGAATATCCATCCTTTGGTTTACTTTATCTCTTACACTCAATGGTTTCTCGTTCCGTCAAACACACAGACAAAGTAACATCCACGAGGGCCGGCGTGTACACGATGGAATACACCGTCTTCGATGAGAACTACATCTCCAGCTCTAACAGAAATTGACTCTTCATCAAGTTCCATTCTACCAGAACCTTGCACAAAATAGTAAACTTCTTCTTGTCCTTTATGTGAATGTCCTGATGTACTTTTTCCAGCATAAAGCTGAGTAGAACTCACAACTAAATTGTTGAGAGTTTTGTTATCTTTTACTACATAGCGATCATCTTCTTTTACAACTTCACCGCCGATATCTGAAATACTGAGTCTCATTTCTTTTTCCTATTAAACATATCATTATTTGGATCTTGGCCATCCATTGTACCACGCATGTATGATACTGCAAAAGAGGCGTAATTAATCAAATCTTTAAAAGTATCTTCGAGTGATTCATGATTAGGTTCATTGCCAGACTCGAGAAGAGACGCTGCACGCATCATCTTACCATGCATAATATCATAGATCGTATCTACACCACGACGATAATGCATAGCTTGCACTACATTTGATTGCGCAGACTGATAGTCTTGGCCTTTCTTAATCTGCAAGTCGATACATTCTTGTAAGACTTTTACAGATTCACGTTCTTTAACTGATCTCATTGATTTCTCCATTAAAGATATATTATACCACAGTTGCTGAGTCTTGTAAACCAGCTTTATAGTCAATAGTTTCACAATATTGAAAGCTCACTTGCCGCAAAGTTCTTCTTGCCATTTTACAGGCAAGTTATTCAAAGCTTTGATCCAGCAGCGAAGGATGCCACCAACAAGAGTATCGTAAGCTTCTTCATAAGAACGGTCAATTGCTTCAGAAACTTTTTCTTTAGTCCAATTAATTTGAAGGCAGTTAGCAATATTAGCATTTTCACCATAGTTAGCGATTTGCTTTGCGCCTCGTACCATTACGTTTGAAGAGTCTTTTTTATCTACAGACAAGAACCAGTAATCTTTGCTGGGAATATCAGCTGAATGTGAGTCAATTAGATCAACATATTTTTTCCATCCCATAGAGAAAGGAATATCTTCAATATCTAAACTAGTCAACGCATAAACAAAACCGCCTTTAGAAGTGGCGTTGTCAGTACTACCGATCGAAGTTTTAATGTTTACTGGATGCCGAGTCT